TTGAAATACCGCATCCACGAACTTGAAGGAGAGGTGATCGGTTACAAGAGGATTATTGAAGAGGCGGCGCTAAAAAAACTTGCTGACCTTGGGCAAGAGATTGAGCAGGAGCCGGTGGCGCTATGGCAGAAGCGTCATCCACTGCGGACAGGAGGTGCGTGGGAAAACACCAGCGAGTATGACGCTAAGTGGTGGAGCAAGAAAGCGCAAGGCTGGGATATTCGCGCCCTCTACACCACCCCGCCCGCAGCACAGCGCCCGTGGGTAGGGCTGACGGATGCGGAAATAAAAGCAATTGCTTTCGATACAAGGTACGGAGGGTTAGTCGAGACTACCCGAGCTATTGAAGCCAAACTGAAAGAGAAAAACGCTACTTAGCAGCTTTGTCGTTCAGCTTTTCAATGGTGCGTAGTCCACCAAGGCCAAGCATACCCGTAAGGATTGGCAGCATCTCAGTGATATTGGCAGGGGCTAAATCAATGGGATGCCCCCACAGTTCCATGCCAAGTTTGGCAATAGGCAAGCCAATCCAGTTCCAGGCACAGGCCAGACCACAAATCCATCCTATTGCAGGTCGCCATCCTGAGACAAACACAGATGGGTTTGCTGCTTCAACTTCATTGATCTTGAGTTGACCAGCAATGACTTGCAGTTCACCAGACTGCTGTAGCTTGATTAACTCCAGCTTGGCATTGGCTGCTTGAGTGGGATCAGGCCAGAGCCGGTCAATGACTTTGCCACCAATGTCTAACAGTGCGGTTACAGGATCAAGTGCCATTAACAACTCCGGTGACGTAATCTTTGCCTTGCACAGTCAGTATCCGATTCAGGATTTTTTCTGGGGTGCGGGTAGAAACATGGATCCAGGTATGCTCATAGATCAGTTGCCCAATCTGCAAGAAATCCATAGCATCAGCCAGCAGCTTAGACACTTCATATGGCGTACCAAACACAGGAGCCTTAAAGTCTGCCGCCAGTGCTTTGATATGGTCTGATGTGTCTGCGCTGCCTATGGCACAATTCAAAGCCAAGCAACGGTATCCGCTGGTGATAGAAATTGGCACTGGCGCAGCATTGCGCTCACTCAAATACGCACGGATGCGTTCCAGCATTGCCGCAGTATTGTATGCGGCAGGGTAATAGATGATAGGCAAGTCATTGTCAATGCCAAGCCTCTTTGCCGTGTCTGACTGCGTAAACTCATCCAGCGTGAAATGAGTAGACAGGTTCACGCCTGCGCTTCTTTCCAAGACAGTCGAGCCAAGATGGTGCTTGATGTTGCCGTCAATGGCGTTGCGACCACATACAGAACGTCAGGGCCATCAGGGTAAAAACCAGACTGTGCGGTGGGTACTGCGGTATCCGAGCCACCACCCAGAATCGAGTTACCCAAGTCACGGACGCCACTCAAATCCAGCACGGTGGTGGTTCTGGCAGTGCTTTCCGGGCAATACGATGCCGCAACAGATTCGCCACCAGTCACGCTGACAGCATTGGTGTTGGTTGCAACCTGCGCCAGGCTAGACGTAAACGCACCTTGAGCGCCCTGCACCGGGCTGATCCATGAACCTGACGTTGCACCAGAAGCATAACCGTTCAAAATCAAGTTAATCAGGTAGCCTGTGCCGGTAGTCACTAACCCAAGCTCAGTCAACTGCAACTGCATCCGGTTGATGATTTCCTTATCACCCATTGCACCAGTGCGACCAGAATCAACAGAAGGAGCAACACGGATTGCCAACACAACTACAGGTGTCGTGCTGGTGGTCGTGATAGCTGTTGTCGTTCCGTAGTTGAAGATCAGCGATTTGTCATCGTTGAATTGTCCGTCCATGATGACGCTGGAACCCCAATGCGACAAGGCGCAAGCCGTGTCAGGAGACATATATTCAATGCTGATTGGTGCAGACGCAGAATAGGTAAACGTCTGTGCAACAGTGTTGCCACCAGTTTGAGTGCGAGTCAAACCTGTCAGTGTGGTTGCTGTTTTGCCAGTGTAAGCAATGTGTTCAATCGTGCCAGACACACCAGAGTTCTGCAGCTTGACCACACCGCTTGAGGCAAACAAAGTGGTGTCAGCCAAATACAGCGTACCCGTCTCGGTGTTGGATAGCGTCTTGGTCAGGAAAGTCATTGGCGTGATGCCATTGCTCTCATAGTGCGAAGCCATGTTGCCCGAGCGCATATACGCTTCGTACCGGGCATTGTTGTTGACTTGCTGTTGCACATAGATGACCGCACCATTCGGGCCTCGCAGACCCCACCGGGCATGACCACCACCGTACCAGGAGTAGTCAATGTAGAACATCTGCATTTTGGTCAGATCGAGCTTGTACCCAGAAGGATTGTTTGGGCCATTGCTGCCGTCGCAAGTATCAATCCATTGCGACTGAGGAACGCGAGTGTCAGAAGTGCGAGACACCAAACAGCCACCACTAGAGATGGTTGTGCCTCGATACTCGGGGCTGATGTACAAAGCAGTGTCGCTGGTAATCGTCATTACCCTGTACGATTGACCTCGAATGACAATGAAGTCTCCAACAGTCAACTGGCTCAGAAACTGAGTTCCGCTGCCGGTAACCAGACCATTCCCTTTGGTGACTTGCACCGTGCCATTGATCTGGTTGACTGAGTTGCGCCAGACAGCGTACAGGGTCTGACCATCGTACTCAAAGAACAAACCGTTCTGCTGGTCAAACATTCCAATCCTGTTGGAACTGCCAAACCAACTGATAGGGTTGACCCGCATTGGGAACCCTGTCGCCGGGGTGACAGTAGGAATGATTGCTGCTGTATAGGTCAGTGTCGTCAGCGTAGGCGCAGATGCCACTGTCCAAGTGCCGTTGTAACCTGCTTCATTGACGCCAGACACCAAGATAACTGCGCCAGCCGTAATGTTGTGCGGGAACCTGGTGGTAATCGTGACGGTAGCGCCGACTGCCGAAATGCCAGTCACAAACAGCGGAGGACACAGAGAAGTACCTGTGCTGAACTGGATGCCCTTGCCAGACTGGTAGCGGAAGTAACGCCGTGTCTGACGAATCAGTTGCTGGTTCGGAGCGGCTGCACCAACAGAAAAAGCAACACCGCCATCAAATGCGCGAGTCTCAACATACCCGGCAGGCCGAGCATAAACCACCGTGTTGCCAGATGAGTTGGTGACTGCTGCCGCCGTAATTGCTGCTGGCGCTGTATAGGTAAAAGAGTTTGCCGTTGGCGTTGTGACAACAACAAACGCACCATTGGCACTGTTGCTGGTGCTGGAGGTGTTGACAATGTAAATCAGCGAACCAGCATTCAACCCATGCGGATAAGTGGTAGACACCGATACGTTTGTTGTGCCATCAGTGGTGAAAGCATTTGCGCCAACTGCAACGCCGCAGTTGCTGTAAAAGAAACCCAGAAACACATAGGTGGATGCCGGGTTGTACTGGTTACCATTGGCAACATTACCCCGAGCAATGTACGTCACGCTGACGTTAGCCGACACTGCGGTAACGTAGTACCAGCCATTGGCATTAGTGTCCAGCGAGTTCTGGACATAGATCAGACTACCAACAGAAAAGCCTGTGGTGTCTCCCATGTTGACAACAACAGTGGTTGTGCCATTGCCGGTGACTGTGGTGATCGTCCTGGGCGACTGAGGGGTGTAATAGCACGATGCCCGATTGTTTTGCAGGACGATGGATTCCCACTTGGTAGGCTGAACACCGTACTCAAAGTCCGTGTCGATCAGCGCCTGTGGCTGAGACACTCGAAGTTTGTCAACCGGGTCATAGGCATGAGACAGAACATTCTGTTTTAACAGTGCCTGTGCATTGCTTTGCGACGGCGACGATGAAATTGTTGAAGATGCAGAAATAGACATGATTAATCCTCCCGGTGCATTTTCTTAGTGCCGCCAGTCATCCAGTAGTTGGCTTTGCTGGGTTCAACAGTTGGGTTACCTGCGATACGCGAAGGACGATCCAGAACCTGGCGTCCACGTTCAGGGCGAGATGTATCACTACCGCGCTCAGTGCGATAGGAGAAGATGGGTTGAATCGGAGCGGAAGGAGCCTTGATGCGATAGTCGGCATCAATGCTACTAGTCATGTCTTTCTTCAGATTGTCCTTTTGAAATATGTTCATTTTTCCGTTCCTTAAAGATACAGGGTAGAAACACTGCGATGGCAAAAAATGCAAAAGTTGCGAATCTCTCCCAGCTTGGATTCCACATTATCCACGTTGCCAGGCCGAATGTCATGCCCAAACTGATGATGGTCAGCAAGCGATCTGTGATGACCCCGAGCGCGATTGTTATCAACTGAATGACGGTCTTGTCCATGTTTATCCCCTAGGTTGCAAGGATTCATAGTGTAACCTCATTCATCATCTTGTTCATCACCATTAAACAAGCCTGCGCCCCAATCGTCACCAGAAATCTTCAGCTTGATGGCCTCCAACTTGAGCGACCTATCCACCACTTTCATCTTGTCTGTCAGCGAACACTCAGGGTCAAGCATCACCTGTTTCAGCATATCGCTGATGGCTTTCTCAAGTTCAGGATTGATGCCTTTGGATTTTTTGGTAGCCATTATTTTTGTTGCGTATATTGAAGTGCTGGAGCCATTGTTTGTATGGTTGCTTTATAACCCGCACCTCGACCCGGAAGATTTGGTTGTAGTCCCGTTTGCAATGCTTTTGATAACGGGCTTTCTGTTACCGATTGCAATGCTGCTTTTAACGCTCCTGGTGGTTGAACAACTTTGGATTTCAAAATGCCACCAAATTCCCCTAAGTTTTCAAACAAAGGATGATTTGCCGCTTTTCCACCAGTTCTTGTGGTAATTTCATCCAAAAGTTTTTCGGGGTTGATTTGACCAGCAGCAGTCACTCCTGTTTTTCCCTCTAATTCATTTACATCTCTTATAACAGACCAAGAATTGTATTTTTTTCTCCATGCTTCGTATTGTTTTGCTTCCGCGCCAGTCAAGTTTTTGGCAGCAAGTTCTTCCAAAGCATCTTTTAAATCATGCAAAACTTTTGCTTGTGGGCCTTTTACTCCTGACAAAGCAGCATTGACTTGAGTGATTGCGTCTCGCAAATCTTCTGCCTTGAATTGAGGACTTAAAAGTTCACCACCAGCACGTTTCCCGCCAATATTTTTTTCAAGGATTGTTCTAGCAACATTTCCTTGTTGACCAAAAATTCCTTCTGCTTTATTAACAACATCTTGTATTTTTTGAAGGAATCCTGGCTTTGACGTAAATGTTTTTCCAGCAAACAAACGGCCAACTTCATTGCCAAGTTCAGCTTGTGTTTGTTCTATCCATGCGGGGTTTACATTGGTTGTTGGTCTACCTGCTCTAGCAGTTGCTTCTTCTGTAAATTTGTTTAGATTTCTGATTGCAGAAGCTGGGTCTGAGCCAGAACCATATTTCATCCCTAAGTTGGATTTGGCTCCCGGCCCCATTTCGTAACCTGCTTTTTGAGCTTTTGAAGTTAATTCTGCCAATGGTTTTTCAACATAACCAATTGTTCTTCCCAAAAACCCTTTGGCAAACTGAGGGACACCGCCACCAACAATTTCTGCCAATGGTTGATATTCTGATGGTACGCCAACTTCTTCAGCAGCTTGTCCAGCAAGTGTTGCCCCACCTAAACCAATTGCCGCAGGGATGGCTCCTACGCCTGTTGCCGCCAAAGCAGCATAAGGCGCATTCCTAGCAAATCTGCGAGTTGTTCTTTCAACAAGACTAGATGGCTCCGCAACACCTGTTGCTTTTGCCATTTTTTCACCGTAAAAAGGAACAGATTCAAGCAAGCCAGCACCAGCTTGTTTTGCAGCGCTTATTGTTGGAGCAAGAAAATTACTTTCAGATTCTTCTGGCTTTTTTGATTTTATCCATTCTTCTGGACTCATCAAAGGTTTGTTTTTGGAAGCCATCCATTCTTCTGGACTCATTATTTAACTCCCACTTCTTTTTTATAAGCAGCCCAATCAGTGTCACTCATCCCGGCGGGACGAGAATACGTCTTGCCACCTACAGATATGGTTTCTGAAGTTTTCGTTGCTTCTGGCGTTCTTTCTTTAATGTAATCCTCAATTTTTTGGGTTCCTAAAAGAGGAAATTTTTCTGGCCTGTTGTGGCGCTCAACATTTAATCCGTAAATTTCTAAATTGCCGTTGTTTTCTTTTGCCCGTTCTTTAATGATTTTTAGCAAAGTGTCTTGCCTTGATGCCTGGTCATAAAGGTTTTGGAACTGGCGGTCAAGGTAAACAGAACCTCGTTGACCAGAACCTTGCACATCTGCAAGAGCCAAACCAAACAATTTCTTTTGAAGAATTTTTGCGTTTTGAGCATCATCCGCAGAAATCTTTTTGTCTGCTACAGCTTTGTCAATAGCGGCATCAACAAGCTGTTGCTTTTGTTCTTTAGCAACATTTTCATCTTGATTTTGAATGCTTTTAATGGCATCCATTTTCAAATAGTTCTTGATTGCCGCCATTGCTCCAACTGCGCCTTTGTTTCGGGCAACAAAATCTGCGACAGATTCAGATTCTTGTACAGATCTATAAGCGCCTTGAATTCTGTCTTTGTCTTTTGGAGATGCACCTAGCAAAGTGTTTGCAGTTCCGTCGGGATAATTTTCAGCAATATTTCTTAAAGCGGGGCCAATAGCTTGAAATGCTTTTTCATCTCGCCGGGTTAATTGCAATCTAGCCCGTTCATTTGCCGCTGCAATGCTTTCTCTATGTTGTCGCGCCCGTTGTTCACGATCTAGTTGTTTTTGTTCAAGAATAGTTTTTTGTTTGTCAACTTCACGCAATGCTTTAAGTTGATCGCCAATGATTTCTAGCGCCTTATTTGATTTGTTAAATCTTATTTGAGCGCCAACAATTCCATCTCCAGCCAAAGCGCGAGCTTTAAAGTACTCTGCTTGAGCCGCTTCTTTGTCCACCGACATCAACTCAAGACCGCGCTTCAAGTGTTTTTCTACTTGCTCATTGTTCAGTTTGAGCGCAGCAACATTCTTGTCGTACTCTTTCATCTCGCGGTCAAACACATCTTTGCGACCAGCTTGATAACCTTTCATGGCGTTGGTCATGTTGCCTAGTGCAGCCATACCTGCATAGCGACCAGAGCCACCAGCCATAAATGCCGCCAAGTTGGTCAAAGCAAACATTGTTGCCAATCCCGTTTGTGTTTCTTGCGACGGGTGGAAGGCATCATAAGACTTGGTTTTGCCTTCAGCCTCTCCATATGCCGCCTTCATTTTCTCGGCATATTGTTTTGCAATATCTGCTTTTGCTATTGCATCTTGCTTTTCTCTTTCTGCTTGTTTTAGCGTCAATTCTTCTTGTGCCGAACTTGCAGCCTGAGATGCCGATGTTTGCTCTGTTTCTTTGGCGGCAATCGCTTTTTCCCGTTGCTCTGATGGTGTTGGTGCTACAGGTTTTGTAGTGGTAGATGTAGGCGCGACAGGAACTTTAGGCTGAACAGCCCTACGTTGTGCAGCCATTGCCGGGTCAAGCCCGAGCGCACTTTGCAGTGCAAACGATGGGTTTACATTTCCGCGACCAGCGCCTACTTCATTCATTTTTGTGTCCCCGGAACTTGAGCTTGTGCTGGCGCTGCTTGTTGCGTTGCACCAGGAATGGATGACAACAGCGTTTTGTAGAAATCACCAGACATGGCAGTCGCATCTTTGCTCTGCGAGTAACCTTGCTTGATGGCATCCATGACGTACTTGTCACTGAGGTTAATCAGCTTCATGCCTTGGTCAATGTTCTGCTGCGCGAACTGCTGCGCCAGGTTCTGGATCTGCGCCTCGGCTTGCATCGATGCAGTGCCACCACCAGACAAGCCCATGCGTTGCAACTGCTGTGCTTGCTGTGCGCGAAGTGCCGCCAATGACTGTTGTTGTGCAGGCGTCAGTTGACCAGCCTGGCCCATTGCCACCAACTGCTGTCCACGTTCCTTGTAGGGTGCACCAAGGCTCTCTATCTGCTTCTGTGTGGCCTCTGCTGCACCTTGTGCTTGCCGTGATGCACCAGCGCCTTGCAAAGCACCAACACCGCCAATGCCTAACCTGAGCAAACCAAGACGATCAGTCTGCAATGCTTTGGCAAGTGCATCAATCTTGTCACCAGCTTTGTCAAACAAGCTGGGTTTCAATTGTTCTTTTTCAGTTTCAGTAAATGCGGGTGAGGTTGCAGACACATCTGTTCCAACACCACCAATACCTACCAAAGGTTGACCAGCGGGAGATGGCGCGGCTGGAGTAGTTGTTTGAGTTGATGGAAATGAATATCCTTCTAAAGGAGTTGTATATGCTCCCATATCAGCGGTTTGCGTTGGCAAATTAACATCAGGCAAACCTTGACTAGCAGTAACCTCTGGCACTTGTGGCGTTGCCGCTGTTGCGGGTTCAATCGGCTGAGTGATGTACGGGGTACGATCTCCTACGGTTGCGCCTTCTTGTGCCTTGTACTCTTCACTGCCAACAGATGGCTGATAATCGGGTGTAGATGTGTCTTCGCTTGGAAACAAAAACTCATCTTCACCAGAATAAAACTCAGGCAATCCAGTGTGAGGATTCAGCGTTCCAGCGCCACCCATGCGCTTGAGCAACCTTGCTTCCTTGGGATTGATGTGCGCCAGAATAGTGTCGCCATTGCGTCCTTTGGATTGCAAGACGTTTGCCAACTCAGGCAAGCCCATCGAGGATGTGCGTAGCAGTGCCGCAAGTTTCGTAGCCATATTAGATTCCTAGTCCTTGTTTCAAAGCTGACGTTCCCGTCGGTTCACCCCACGGATATTCCTCTGTTCCTGCGCGTTTCTTGGATTCAACCTCGCCAGGCGTTGTGTCTACACCAAGCACATCCGCAGCGCCAAATGCCATTGGTGACGCACCAACAGCTCCCCCAATTGTCGTTGATTTTGCTGGAGTTTTCCCACCAGTAGAACCGCTGGGCTTGCTAAACAAACTTGTTGTCAAACCCTTGGACAGTATTCCAGCAAGCTCTTTGTTGGTGGATTTAGATTTTGATGGCTCTGTTCCTAATGCAAAACTTTCAACTTGACGAGAATACTCTCTGTTTTCTGCACCGGCTTGTCGGCTGGCTTCTCTTTGTGCATCTTCTGCCGTCCAATCTTCTGGACGACCATCTTTTCCAGCTTGTTCTCTTGCCACCGCCTCCCAATCTCTTTCTGGGCTAAGATCAATAGATTCCGGCATTGATGGAGGTTGATTTGCCCCCCCTCGCAAAGACAGTTCCTGCAATTCTCTAGCCGTAGGCGGGTTCAGCACATCCAGACCTTGCTTGATGCCTGACGTTAACCCAGACGACAAACCACTTCGCAACGCTGCCTGACCAACATCTTTGCCAGTCAATGCCGCTTGTGTTCCACCGGATACAGCGCCACCAAGTGCAGAACCAGCAGTTCCAGTTAAACCAGATGCGCCAACTGCTGCGCTACCAGCCGCACTGCCAACACCGCTTAACACGGCAGATTTCAAAGCATCTTCTGCTGACCCACCTGAGGCAATTGTTCCTGCTGCTCCCAATGCCGCGCTACCAACAGTTGCCGCAGATAAGCCAATCTCCCCGGCAATAGCTGTTGCTCCAACGGTTTCAAGAATGGCAGCGCCAGCCGCAGCAATCAATTCAGGTGCGGCAACAGAAACAATAGCAGCCAAAATGGGAATGCCAGGCATTTAGAACTCCAAAGAGTATTCGTACATAGGGCGCATCTCGCCGCCTTGCTGCCGAGTTGTTTGGTTAACCTTGACTGGCAAACCTGTGCTTTGAGCAATTCGTTGAAACCCAGGGTTGTCGCTGTAGGTCTTGATTTTCTTGACGCCAATCTTCTTCAAATACTCAGCCAACTTGACATAGTTTTGCACAAGGTTGTTTGTGCTTTCTTTGCTGAATGTGTGAAACTCCACTTCACCAGGCGCTTTGACAGAAACCAAAAACACGCTGTTGCCAAACTGAACCAATTTGTTCCCAGGCTTTTTCAACAGCAATCCAAGGCCACCAATCAGCTTTTGAGTCTGGTTAGCATCCTTGGTTTCAGTCATCAGGGTATCCCTAATGATGCTCAAGACTTTTCCAGAAATCTGATTTTTTTCTGGTGGGGGGGAAGGGTTGGTCACCGGCATATCACAATCCTAGTGCGGCAGAAATTTGTTGATGCAACGAAAGATGTGTACTCAACCAATCGTAAAACGAGTCTTCATTGTTCCAATCAGAGTCCAAAAGATTGATTGGATTGCTTAAATTCAGTGCAATTGCAATGCTTTGATGCTCAGATTGATGGGCCAATAACCAGTCTTCCAGGTCATTAGGATCGGCATCCATGATGGGAAAACGGGTAATTTGTACGCCAGAATCAGCCAGAATGTCAGCAAAAGTCTGATGTTGTATGCCATTCTCAAACAGCAAGCCTTGCAACGAGTCAACGTCACCAAACTTCACCATTGATAAAGCGTCCATGTTCATTTGAAGCCATGTCCTTTGAGAAAATCAACAAACATATACCCTGCACCAACAATGGCAGACCACACCAGACCAGCAAACGTCTTTTCAATCACAGCCTGACGCAACTTGATTGATTGCTCCTGTTTGGCAATAGCAAGACGCACCCATTGCTGCTCATCTTTGTTAAGACAAGAATCGTCTGCTTTCAAAGCGGCGACAAGATCAGCGGCGAATTGGGCGCGTTCTTCTGGCGTCATTTTTCAAAGATCGGTTGGGTCGTGATAATCCGCAGCAACGTAATGGCTACAGCGATGCCGCAGCCGACAAACATTTGCTGCACTGGCGTGATCGGCAGCAGGGCAACGTAGCCTTGCACGATGCTGAGTACGGCCAGCAGCAAAGCAAACCAGACTGTGCGGGATTTTAAGAGTTGGAGGATGGTGGTCATATTAATTCACGCTTCTGGAAACTTCAAACCAATAATTGCCATCGCAAACAAATGTAATGGTGTCAAATTGCGTTGTCACAAAGTTGCTGGCCGCATAAATGGTACTCCCGCGAACAACTGTCAATGCACTATCAAACAAAAGCGTCACTTGGTGGCCTGTGTGACCGTTAGTATTAATCGTGGTTATGTTGGTTGTGCCAGATATGCGAATAACATCAGATTCAGTCGGCAGCGTGATGGTTGCCGCTGATGCAACCGCCGGTAACGCAGAAGAGTTGTATGCCTGCCCCAAAGTGCCATACAGCGCGTTGTTTTTATAGACCAAGAAATTATTTGCGGCTGATGCAACCCGCAATGCGTAATCGGTGGCATCAAAGAATTTGTTGCCCTCAACTATTGTTGTGGTTTGATCGCCAGTAACCAAATAACACGCGTACTGCATCGTTGCGGTCAAACTGGTCACGCGATTGTTGGAGATTGTGCAGTTACCAATATTTTGCAGTAAAATGCCATATTTATCGCCAGCAGTTCCAGCGGTTGCAACATTGTGGATGGTGTTGTTGTCGATTTTGAATGTTGTGTTTTGGTAGGCATCACGAATACCGGACAACCCGGCAGTGGTAATCACATTTGAGGAAATCAAAATGTGATCGCAGGCACTAAAAGCAATTCCCGAAAAAGTTGAATTCTGAATCGAGTTACCCGACACAACCGCTTGAACCGTATTCTGGATGCTCAAACCAGAGCCGCCGCTGGTTCTGATAGTGTTGCCTTCAATCGTGATGTTTCCGCACTTGGCTGTTTGCGCAGTCGCCCCTGCGCCGTTGCTGGTCGTAATTGCGGAATCCAAACACGATATGAGTGTGTTTCCAACCACCGCAATATTCAACACGTCAGAGTAGGAATTCTGGGCTTGAATCTTGATGCCCTGTAAGGCGATGACTGATATGGAATTGCCTGAAATAGTCAGATTGCTACATGCCGCACCAATGTAAAAACCGTGTTGACCCGGGATGTCAAATATGTTGTTGCCATTGCACACCCCGTTGGTTGCTTGTTCAATTCGGATTCCATGCGTTGTGCCAGTTATCTGGTTATCGTTGCAGACAAACCGATTGCAAGCTGCATCAAATAAAACGCCATAGCAGCGCAAGTTGGTGTTTGAAGGTAATGTGGCAACACCGGGGCCAATAATGGTGTTGTTTTTTACGGTGATGTTGCTAGAGCCAACAAACCGAATCGCCGCATAAGTCACCTTTGTGAACTTGCAGCGAGTGACAGTTACATACTGCGTTCCAGCACCGCCAAAAATGGCGGCATTCGGCGTTCCATCATTGGTAACGTACCCGGCTCCGGTGTCATCAAACGTCAGCCCATCAATGTAGATATTTGTCTTGCCGACGATGTTTAGCATTGACGTTACGTTGGTTGTTTGACGAATGGTTGCACCACTACCAAACAAGAATGCGCCCGACTGAACAGTCAATTCCCCAGAGATTTTGTAAACATTGCTTGCATCGCCAAAATTTACAGCCAATTTGGCAGTTAACGCCGCCTGAATCGCAGCCGTATCATCAGCCACCCCGTTACCCACAGCCCCAAAATCCTTAACACTCACACTCTCCCGCAACTTCGTCTGCACCGTCGTAGTTACAGCGCCTGTGCCTGCGGGGGTGTACGTTACACCGCTGCTGTTTCCAACATACGCAAAGTTGCTGTCCAATTGAGACAACGGGATTGGCCCTGCTTGACTTGCAAAAGTGTACGGAATAGTCATGTTAGAACCTTGCTCTCAATTCAGTTTCGTATTGCACACCACTGACAATAAAGTTTGGTGACGTGCTGGTAATTGTCATGCCAATGTACTTGCCCCACTGCTGGGCATCGTACCGATACAAATAATACCCGTTGATGATGTAAGTCCAGGTTACCAATGACAACGATACATTTGACCAGTTGACAGTGCTTCCTAGATTGTTAACCCACGATGAGTTAAGCGTATTGGACAGCGTTGTACCAGCCGATGATCTGTTTTCATTGTCAACAGTAACCGTGATGCTGCTTGCATTTGTGTCGCTAAGAATTGCCTCGACACCAAATTTTAGTGCTTGCTTGTCACGGATGTTGTCACCCATTGGCAAAAGCGCAGGCTGTATCTTGCTGCTGATTGCAATTGTTTTGTCGGTGAACAACGTCTTTAGGTCAGTGCCTGTGGTGGCATACAACTTTGCTGCACCATTGACAGGAACAGACGACATCCAGGTTATCTCTGACTGAGATGTAAAGAACCACTTCTTGTCAAAGTACACCGCTTGGATGACCCTGGCTGACGACAATGGATCGTTGTAGGTAAACGAGAACGCAGCACACAAGATGTTGTTAATCAACACCGGGCCAGCAGTGATCGTCTTTGTAAAGTCAATGTACGGAAAAATGCCGTCCAGGCCATCACTTAGCTTTGATGTTGTTGAACCCACCAGCGCATACATACCGTATCGGTTCATAAACACGATTGACCGAAAGTACGGCATCGTGGCATACGGCAAATCAGAACCAACAGACGCTGAAATGTTGGTGTTGGTGAATGTGGTTACGCCTGTGTTTCCAACACGAACATCAGAAAACACATTGATCGAATCTTGACCAAAGATGTACAAGAAGTTGTTTGCGCTGACAAGATTGGTAATATTGCCAATCAGTGTTGCATCATTTAGCGTGATGTTGCCAGCAGATACCGTCACAAAGTCTGTTGGGCTGATCGAGGACGAATAATAGATTGTTCTGGCATTTGCTCCTGATCCAACAATCCATACTCTGCCTGAAAAAGAGGCGATTGCCGTGCCTGAAGACGGCGCACCAGTGATAGATGCAGTAACAGCGCCAGAATTGCCTGTCGTGTCTCCTGATGCGTTTGTGACCGTTACAGTAGGTGCGCTGCTGTATCCAGAACCGGCGTTGGTAATGGTTGCTGCAAGAATACTAAAGATGAATAATTTGCCACCACCGCCAACAGTGCATCCTGTGCCAAGCGAACCATTAAGGCTTACAGTAGCTGCTGCTGTTGTTGGCGCAACAGTGTAAACACCACCATTGCTGACATAAATTCCGGTGACTGCTCCACCGCCGCCAATGCTTGAAACAGTTACTGTTGCAGGAGTGGTGTATGTTCCACCTGAAATAGTCAGAACGTCACCAACGCGATAACCAGAGCCACCCGCATTGTGTTCTGCTTGCGTTAAAAAGATGGTGGTAGTTGCTGTAGCAGAACCAGACGAAAAACTGAGTATTGGAGACTTGGTGTAGCTGTTACCAAGATTGGTTACTGTCAACGCTTGGATAGCACCAGTAAATGCTTTAAGCGTTGTGCCATCCCATGTAAAGTATCCCTTTACAGGGTCAATGATTAGAACAAGCGTGTTGTTCCAATTGGTGGCAGACATTCCTGACGCAGAAAACGTACCAGCAGCCGCAATGCTTGTCTTGGTGTTGGTGGTCAGATTGACTACCTCACAACTTCCATCTGTCTGGAATGCCAAGAAATAATTGGTTGTACCAATGTTGCCGTACACTGAATACGACACCGCAACTGAAAATGTTATGCCAGCAATTGTGCTTGGAGCAGGCACAATCCTGATGTTGCCGTGACCAATCGGCATGGCGTTCTCAAGCCAAGAGAATTCTTCTTCTTTGACTGCCGTTCTGTTGGCTTTGGTGTTGACGCCAGCAAAATCTTTGGTGACGTGGTAACCCTTCTTTTGTTCTTGCGCTGCCATGCTTACCCCATAGAGTAAGGTGTAGACAGACGCCGGGTAAACACGCTAGACAAGACGGCTTTGACTTGGTTCGTGTATTCTTGTTTGAAGATTTCCGATTCACCGTAAGCCTGTTCTTTGTACTTGGCTTTGTGGCAAGCATAGAACGCAACCGGCGTAGTGTACGGGTCAGGAATGGTTTCTGTTGGATACGCTGTTGACAATGCAGTAGGCATGACAATCGTATCCAGTTCAATTGAATACGTTTGGTCAGGGATAGGCCCAATGTAAATCGAGGACTGACCGTACATTGAAAAAGCAACTGGCCTGCCTTGATAGTTCTGCCAATAGCGCAACTCAGCATTAAACTGAGTCCAAGGAAGATACCTAAGATAGATTCGGGTGTTGCCCCAAATCAGATTGATGCCAATAATGTCCAGCGTGTTGCTGCCACCTGGAATGGCGCTTGTCGAGATAACTTCTTGGCCTTGAACAACCGATGAGGCTTGAAGGCTACGAAGGCAACCAGTATCACGGACTACACGCTGCCTTGCGGCATTGATGTAGTCAGTCAGTTCAAGGTCTGTGTAGAAATTGCCCGTTGCATCATGCAGGAGCCTACGACATTCAGTGATGTAGTCAGAGAGTGCCATATGCTCCTCATGGTGTTAAGCCACAAGTTGAACCTTGCCAGCCCCACGCCGTTTAGACATGGGGACTGGCTCAGTATCAACCACCGGGGATAACGAGTGGACGGGTTGCTGAGGCTTTTCCGAGGAAAACGAAAACTGATTGAGCTTTTCGACAGCAGAATCGTAATCGTTGGATTTTTGAATCCAGCCTAAGCGGATGAGGTAAGGACGTTTATCGTCGTCACCAAAACCAAAAATGTGTCTCGCAACAACAGCGGGTACCTCCAAAGATTGTCCAGCAACAAACGTATATCGCTTGCCATCGTATCCATCTTCAAGATTTTTCCCGCTATTGTTGGTGATCCACATATCAAGCAGTGAGAATGTCGCCGTAGATGTACAGGTCAACAGTCGCTGCCGCACCTTGCGCCGTACCCACGTTGATGTACAGATAAGATTGCGACCATGCGTTGGTGTTCGCAATGCTCAAATCTTGTACAACAGCGGAAGATGCCAGCGAAGGCGTAACAGCCGTGACGATTGCCGTACCACCGGCAGAAGCAGCCGTTTGAACAGTAAACCGAGCCGTAGTCGGGTTGATCGAGCCATTGGTCATTGCAATGGCCCGAATCCGAAACTTGGTCGGCGTATCAGGAAAGGCAACGAACGTATCGCCCGTTGCATTCAGGTTCAAACTTGGCACAACTGCCAGCAGAATGCTACCAAACTGACTTGGCAGCTTATTTGCAACGCGAGATGATGCCATGTTGATTCCTTAGATGGGCAGGAGGTACGACAAGTCGGATGCGCCACCAAAGGTAGCAGCCGGGGTGTATGCCGTAGTACCGAATGCTGCGCCACCCATCAGTCCAAGACCTTGGGCGACACTCGCAACCTGGTGCAAGCCACCGTCTTGAATGGCCGTCGAATAGGTCGTTGCGGCAGTCGTTGCCACAGCCGTAGCCATCCGGGGAACAAACACACCAGTGGAGATTGCCGGGTTGGTCAGCGTTGCCGAACCAGCCGTCACGGTGGAAGTAGCCACTAGCGGGAACGTACCCACCGTATTACCAACACCAGAAGCACCAGTCAGCGTCAGAGCAGTCAGGCACATCACAGCGGTTGCCGCGGTGGTCGAAGCGGGGCTGAACGTGATAGCTGGAACCGAAGTCATACCAGCGCCATTGTTTGCCATCGTGATGGCGGTAATGGTTCCAGAGCCAACCAGCGTTGCATTCACGGTCAGAACGCCACCAGTACCAGTCGTATCACCTTGAGAGTTAACAACAGTCACGGTGGGAGCCGTCAGGTAACCAGCGCCTTGGTTGGTCACGGTAACAGCGTTGATTGCGCCACCAGAGATCGTGCAGGTCATGGTTGCGGGAACGCCACCAGCCGGGGGAGCAGACACAACCAGGATGGGAGCCTTGGTGTAGCCAGAACCAGCAGTCGTGATGGTCACGGTGGTGTTGATAGCACCGCCAACAATCACGTTACCAGTTGCCAACACCGAGCCACCACCAGCCGCAAACGTCACGGAGGGCGAGGCGGCAGTACCAAGCTGAGTACCAGCCGGGTAAATACCGTTGGTGTAACCCGTACCAGCGTTGGTAATCACAACACCTTGAACGGTGCCGGTGATGTTTGCCAGACGGAAGTTTGCGCCATCAGACGATACCAGCGTTGCACCAGCTTGAGCGCACGGCACAGCATTGCGCCAGATTTGCGTAGCCGGGTCAAACATTTGCAGGGTGGTGTAGTTACCCAGAATCATTTGATACTGACCAGACGGGATGAGGTAAACGTCACCGCTGGGCAGGTTGATCGGCTGGGCGCTAAACGCAGTGGAGCGAACTCCAGAACCCATGTAGTTCATTGCCATTTTGTTTTCTCCTTAAATGGTCAGCGAGTTGTAACCAGTCACCTTGGTCATCGACTTCGGCTTGGTAACAACCAGTTCAGCAATCGTCAGCACCGCGCCGACATAGCCAATTTGCCAGTTGGGCAGGGTGGATTCAAAGCCGGTGAAGGCAAACGAACCCATCTCATGGATGTACAGCGACAGGTAGTTGCTGTTGAGCAGGTACACAGTACCTTCAGGGCAGTACGGATCCGGATAGATCGGCACACCAGCAACCATCAGGGCGCGGAAACCAGACTGAGGGCCATCAGCGTCATTGTCAAAACCAATGCCTTTACCGGGGGTAATGACATACGATTCCTGGCCAACAAAGTCTTGAGCCAACAGCGTCCAAGTACCAAAACCACACACGCCGAAAGTCGGAACTTCAGCGGAGTTCTTCACAGTACCCGAGATGTATTGCAACACGTTCTGACGAGTCGGGTTGACCGAACCTGCAGCGTATTGCTTGGCCTTCCACCAGGTGTTGGTGGTGCGGTTGATGTTGCCGTAGGTGGCAAGAGTCGTGCCGTCATCAATTGCACCGGGCAGGCCGATGAATTGTTGAGCGTTGGTGGTGTTGTTGTACAACGAGGTTGCCATCGAATCCATCATCGAGTTGGCAGCGTCATTCATACGAGCTTCAATCAGAGGGATGATGGCGTAATCTTGCTGGATTGCGCCTTCCATGCCGAGGAACGGAACCGGGGCAATCATCAGCTTCAGGTTGAATTCAGCGTTGGTAATACCAGTCTGAACAGAAGGCTGATTAAAAGAACCGGAGTAATCCGACCACTGAGAAGTCACCATCTGCGAACCCTGGACGGGCGCAGTGACTGACGACACACCGCCAGATGCTTGCTGACTGTTAGCCAGCAAAGCGGCGAGTAGGGGAGTTGAGTTGTAGAGTTGAACTACGAGCTTGGGAATGAACGCACGACGAGTCACATAAGACAACTCGGTGTATTGCGCCGAACCCGCTGCTGGCAAAATACCGCCACCAATAGGCATAATAATCTCCTAAAAACAATCCCCTATTTACCAAATTATCTTACAAACCGATAGGGCGTGTAGGACGACGAATTTCATTCAATGCTTGCGCGGCAACATCCCTTGCGGCTTGCACAGGGTTTTTGCGGAACGCAGACATATCAAACTGCTTCAATGGGTTTGGATTGTAGCCAGTTGGAGTAGGCGTTGCCGCCTGCTTCATCCATGCGTGGTATTCAGCTGCAGCTTCATGATTGTGGATACCTTTGTCAATCATGACTTTTTCCACCTCTTCAATCTCTGCTTCTGACTTAACCAAACCACTTTTCAGCAAGTTTGCCCGACGCTCTTTGAGCTTGTCAATTGCATCACGTTCTGCCAACTTTGCCTCCATCTGAGCAACACGGTCTTCCGACTTGCTCACCAGAGACATGGCACGGTCTTCAATGTCCAATTCAGGAATTGGCAAATCAGGTCGAACCTTTTTGGTCAGACGCAAAAACTCCTTGCGAGTCGATGGGTCTTCCGACAACCGACGCGACAAAGATGCGAGTTCATCTCGCGCCTCAAAAGAAACATCTTCAAGTGACATATTTATCCCCTATGTGAATCAAACAACCCGACGAGTGCCACCCGGCTTCTCAAGGGTCATTTTGTTTTTGGTCATGCGGCTTTTGATCGCAGTACCGTCGCCACCGCCACCGATTTGGCTAAACCGAGGCGGGTTGAAAACTTGGCCGTTCTGCATATTGTTGTCAGTCGGCTTGCGGATCGAGGGGTTGCCTTTCGGCTTGAAGATTTCCAAGATATTCTCCGGTTACATTTGCATGGGAGGTTGAGACATACCCGGTACGGGTGCTTGAGCAATGCTACGCTGCTCTGGCGTTGCTCCACCAGCTTGCGGCAGAGTTTGAATCATTTGCAGAATTTCTGCTGGCATCAGTTCACGGTTCTTTGCTTCGCGCTTACCAAAAACCCGGTGCAAGGAACTGAGTGCTTTCATAATGCTTTGGCCTTCTTCAGATTCGGAACCAAGCGCAGGTAGCGATTGTTCCATCAAATCCATAGCCATTTGCAAGTTGACGTTGGCGGCTTCTTTGCTTCCCATTTTGGGTTCTGGCGTAGTCATTGCAGACGCCATAGGAGGCGTACCAGAATCAGGGCCAGCGCCAGCTTGATCGGGAGTGGGCAAATTGGAATCTTCAGGAGACTGCCCTTGAGCTTGCCCCTGCTTAATCAAATCCATCATTCTGTCCGTTGCCATATCAATCCTCAATTCAATGGGTGGACGTTAGTTCATCTCTCCAACGTCCAATGAGAGGGGAAGAACCTGAGTTCTCTGGAGGGTGTTACCCCGCCAGATTACTTGCGGCTCTTGCGGCCTTTGCGAGCTTTACGTGCCATTTTCATGACCTTTCAAACAGCGGCCACTTACTCAGGGTGAAGCAGCCATAACCCATTCCTTGCGGGGAATTACCTACGAGTCTTGCGACCACGTTTGATTTTGCGAGTATACATGGAACTCCTTTTGACTTCCGGTTTACCAACTGTACCAATTCTGATTGTGAGCATTATGCACCTTTTTTCGGTTGCTCTGGTTTAGCTTGAGGAGGAGGCTGCATTGCTGCTTTTTGTGCTTCCTTTTTCTCTGCTTTTGCCAGATCGTCTTTTAACAATTGTTTCATAGGAGGATCAACCAAGTCAATCAGACGAGTACGGTCAATAACCTTGGCCTCAAACAACTTGAACGCCAATTCCCTGGAATCTTCCATGAAAATGGGTGAATTTGAGTGTGCATCCACCTTGACAACAAAATCATGGGTGAATTGCTCGGCAATGAAGTGGTTGCCGTCATCACCAACAAAGTGGGTGTTGTCATAAGCCTGCATCAGCTTGAGATACAGGGTTGCAACCTTTTCCAGGCTGTCTTCAATGACTAATGCACGTTTTTTGGCGCGGGATGAACCAAGACGAGCAAGTTGCGATGCGTGTCCAGCAGAGCGCACCCCGCTTTCTCCACGACCTTGGAGTACAGAAGATATTCCTGAAGCCTCTGCGAACATGGCATCAATTTCGGCGATTTCTTTGAACAAATCGTTTGGAATAGATGGGGATAGTTCATCGACTTTGGCTCCCGGCATGTCGGACATGACGTAGGAGTTAGGCATATTCAATGCATATGCTTTCTCATCCGTGATGCCCATGAACCCCGTAAAAGCCTTGGGAGGATTCACCTGCTTTGCCAGCAAAGTGGAAATCTCGCCTATGCGCTTGTTACGAAGCATCTGCAAGTAAATTAACTTCTGTACTTCCGATTGACCCCAAAAATAGTCATACAAAGGATTAGGGCAAATCTGAATGAACGGACATTCGCCCTTGAGGAACATTGCCTCACCTGACCTGTCATACACAACAACATCAGGATTTGCTATTGTAACAACTTGATAATCGCTTGTGTCGTCATTCCATACCCACAATTCTCTCATCTCCACCGTTTCTTCCGCTACTCTTGCGATATAACGGTTAGAACCCTCCAGCCCAAGGTTCACATTGCCGGTGATATTGGGCTGAGACTGTGATGTGATGATTCGATTGATTGCGTTTGGCAACTCTGCCTGTGCCGGTGGGCCAGAGAAGATGCGCTTGATTAGCGAGTCACGCTTAGGATGCAAATACAAACGGTT